AAGCCAGACGTGCTTGCAGCAGTACAAGCAATTCGCTGGCCTCCTTTCGGCGCCTCGAAGCCGACCAAACAGGCCAGGCTTTGGACAGTGGACAAGCGAACTTGTCCATTCCGTCCCCGTCATCCCGGCCCGCGATTAGTGCGGTTCCCGTGCAGTTTCGAGTGGACAGTTCGCCGAACTTGTCCACTCGCCGCTGCGAGCCCTTTCGACTCCTTTGCCCCGCTCACTACGGCCGCCCTACACTGAAAGGCAACTATGTCGAAAGGCCCAGCACCAACGCCGAAGCACATTCTCGCCTTGCGAGGCTCCCGTGAGGCCAAAGGCCGCGAGGAGCTTGGCACTCCGGTGAGCACCATCCCCGAGCCGCCCGAGTGGATGCGGCCTGCGGCGAAAGAGATGTTCCGGCTGGTCTGCGGCTACACGCAGCGGATGGGAACCCTGGCCGAGAGCGATGCCGAGGTGATCTGCCGGTACGCGATCATCTGGGAACGATGGCGGGAAGCCGAAATGGAACTCGCCAAGCTGGGATCAGGATACGTCGAGGTCACCGCCCCCGACGGCTCCCTCCGATTCAGCCGGCCGAACAAGTGGCAGGCCCAGAGCAACCACTGCCACGAGCAACTTCGACAGCTCGAAACCGTCCTCGGCCTGACACCGGCCGACCGTACCCGCCTGGGCTACGGAGCGGTAAAGGTCGATTCCGACCCGACCGACGCATATTTTGGCAAGCAAGCCTGACATTCGTGAGTTTGCAACCTGGCTGCGGCATAGCGAAGGTGATTTCGCTGGACAACCTTTTGTCCTTCAGCCGTGGCAGGATGACTATCTAGGCACACTGTTCAACACGAAGTTGCCGGATGGCCGGCGGCAGTATCAGCGGAGCCTTCTGGCCCTGCCCCGGAAGTCCGGAAAGACCGCCCTCTGTGCCGCGATCGGAGCCTACGAGGGCTTCTTCGGCGACGAAGGCGGGCAAATACTTATCGCAGCCGGCGATAGGAAGCAGGCCAGCCTGCTTTTCACCGCCTGCTCCCGCTACATCGAGTCCTGCCCCGGCCTAATCCGACGGTGCAAGATATACAAGAACTCCATCGTCGTGCCGCACAATAACAGCACAATTCAGTTCCTTTCCTCCGAGCACAAGGGCAAACACGGCTTTAACCCGAGTGTTTGCATCGTGGACGAATTTCACGTCCAACCCAACCGCGACCTGATTGACGTTCTGGAATCTGGAATGGGAATGCGATCCGAGCCGCTGGTGATCTACGTCACCACTGCCGGCATGGACCGCGTCGGCCCCTGCTATGACGAGTGGCAGCGGGCAATCAAGATTCGCGACGGGATCATCAAAGACTCTACCTTCCTGCCCTGCATCTTCGCTGCCGCAGATGACGCCGACCCGTTCGTCGAGGAAACCTGGAAGTCCGCTTCGCCGAACTACGGCGTCACGATCCGCCGAGACTTCATGGAACGGGAGGCAGCCCTGGCCCGCGAGAGCGTCTCGCAGGAAATCAAGTTCCGCACCCTGTACTTGAACCAGTGGGTGAGCAACGGAGCCAATAAGTTCTTCCGCACTGGCTTGTGGGAGAAGTGCGATGCGCCGCTGCGGCCGACCGACGGCCGCCCCTGCTGGTGCGGGCTCGACTTGTCGAGCACCAGTGACACGACGGCCTTCTGTGCTGTCTGGCCTGACGACGATGGAACCTATGACGTGTTCGCTCATCTCTTCATCCCCGAGGAGAGCGCGAACAGGGACGAGGCACCGTATCGCCAATGGGCCAAAGACGGATTTGTTACACTTACAGAAGGCAACGTGACGGATTATGACGTGGTTCGCGACTACGTCCTCTCGTTTTGTGAGAGGAATGTGGTTCGGTCTGTGGCAATTGACCGATGGAATGCGACCCATTTATCGACGCAGCTCACCCACGAAGGGATCGAGGTCAAGCCATACGGACAGGGATACGCCAGCCTCAGTAGCCCGACGAAGATGCTTGAAACCGCCGTGCTAGGCCAGAGGATAAGACACGCTGGAAACCCGCCGCTGACCCTCCACATCAGCAATATGCAAGTGAAGCAGGACGACGCAGGGAACATAAAGCCAACGAAAAGCCAGTCACATTCGACCGCGAGGATCGACGCCGCCGTGGCCTTGATCATGCCCTTTGGCGTTCTTTCGGCCGAGGATCAAGGACCGAACGAAGAGCCGAATATCCTACTGATCTAGGCAAATGAGCGACGAAACGCCGGCCATCGACGACATCGTAGAAGTCCGCTCCAGCATCTCTCGTGTCTTCGAGGAGATGATGGAAGCCAGGCGCACAACCGCCGGCGTCCCGATCAGCCCCGAGGCCAGCCTCCAGTGCAGTGCAATCCTGGCGGCCGTCAAGGTCGTCAGTGAATCGGTCGCCAGCCTCCCCTGCCACGTCTATCAGAAGACTTCGACGGGTAAGCGGATCGCCGATGAGCACCCGCTCTACGAGGTGCTGGCCCATCAGCCCAACGACTGGATGACAAGCTACGAGTGGCGGGAACTCATGCAGTCTTGGCACATGCTATGGGGCGTGGGCTATAGCCTCATCAGACCTGGCCGCCGCGGAGCCGTCACCCAACTGATCCCCCTGCATCCCTCGCGGATGAAAGTCGAGCGGATCAAGAACGGCCGGCTCAGGTTCATGTACCAGGAACCGGATAAGGCGATCCCGACGCCATATCGGCAGGACGAAATCTTCGCCTACCGTGGCCTCTCGCCCGACGGCGTGAACTGCTACGTCCCGACGACCTTGATGCGTGACGCCATCGCCCTGGCGAGGGCTACGGAACTGCACTCCTCGTCATTCTTTGGCAACGGGGCCAGGGCAGGCACGGTCATTGAAAACGACCAGCCGCTCAAGCCGGAGACTCTCCAGCGGCTGCGGGAGCAATGGAACGAAATCCATTCCGGCCCGACCAACGCCTACAAAACGGCCGTCCTCCCCCACGGCTCCCACATCAAAGAGCTGTCGGTCAACAACGACTCGAACCGGCTCATCGAAACCAGGCGCTATCAGATCGAGGAGGTGGCCCGCGCGATGCGCGTGCCGGCCTACATGATCGGCGACCTGACCAAATCGTCCTACTCGTCGGTTGAGCAGCAGGCGATCGACTTCGTGACGTTCACCCTGGTGCCGCACCTTCGACGATTCGAGGCTGTCTGCCGGCGAGACTTGGTGGTGGACGACCAGAACTACTTCGTTCAGTTCGACGTTTCGGCTCTTCTGGTGGGCGACTTCAGCGCCAGGGCGTCATTTCTGAGGGAAATGTGGAACCTGGGCGTGTTCTCGACGAACGAAGTGCGGCAGCAACTGGGTTACAACCCGGTCGACGGCGGCGACAAGCGGTTCGTCCAGGTGAATATGCAGCTCCTGGAGAACTACACGGTCGCGAATCCGACCGCCGCTCCGACCAAGGTTCCCGAAGAACCGGCCATTCCTGCGGACAATACGCAAGAAAAGCCGACCGTCGCTCCGACCGACCAACCGACCGAGGCCCAGCGCGGGTCCGCTGAAATCGTCTTCACTTCGACGCTTCGACGCCTCGCAGCCATCGAGGCCGACGGCATCCTGGAGCGTCGAAACAAGCCGGCCAAACTAGCGGCCTGGTTCGAGGCCCACGATCAGCGGATGCGGACGGAACTCCAGGATGCCGCAAAGGCTACAGGGAGAGATATCGACGCCTTCGTGACGGGCTGGATGGACACATCGAGGGAAATGCTTCTGGACTGCCATCGCAGTGGGAAGCCATACGAGGAGGTTACGAGCACATGGACGGACAGAGCGAACTCGAAATCCGGATGATCTCCGAGGCTCCGGGCCTCGAAGTCAAAGAGGACGAGAATGGCCGCACGGTCATCCGCGGCTATGCCGCCGTGTTCCAGTCCGACTCGCAAGACCTGGGTGGGTTCTACGAGCGAATCCTGCCGGGCGCGTTCGACGACGTGATGCGGACGAATCCCGACGTGTTCGGCAAATACAATCACGAGCGAGTGATCGGCCGCACCTCCAGCGGGACGATGAAGCTCTCGGTCGACGCCCGTGGCCTGCGGTACGAGATTTCTCCCCCCAAGGCCGCCGCCGACGTCGTCGAGCTGATCAGCCGAGGAGATGTCCGAGGATCGAGCTTCGCCTTCCGCACGAAGGGCGATTCTGAGCGCTGGTACAAGGACGACCAGGGGCGGATGATCCGCGAGATCAGGAAGTTCGACTTCCTGGGGGACGCCGGCCCAGTGGATTCGCCGGCCTACCTCGCCACCGAAACCTACGTCAGCAAGCGGGCTCTGGACATGGCGCGGGCCGAAGAGCAGCCAGCCGAGCCGGTCGAGGAGCGGGCTGCCGCAGACTCGATCGCCGTCGGTGATTTCGTGTCCTGGGGCTCTTCCGGCGGGACGGCCCGAGGGAAGATCACCAGGATCGTGATGGAGGGCCAGATTGACGTGCCAGACTCGTCGTTTACGGTCAACGGCACGCCGGAGAACCCTGCCGTCCTGATTCAGGTCTATGCCCAGGAAGACGACGGCTGGATGGAAACGGACACGCTGGTCGGCCATCGTGCCGAGGCGCTCACGAAGATCGATCCGCTCAACGAACCGAGCGAAGAGTACGAAGACGAAGACGAGCGGGCGGTGAGCCTGAAGCCAACGGCCGGCATGGCGGCTGCGGCGAAACGAGGTCTTCGGCTCCACGAAGAGGGGAAGAGCGGCGACGGGCTCAAGCCCGAGACGGTCGCCCGAGCCAATCGCCTCGCCCGCCGTGAGGAAATGAATCCCGACTGGGTTCGTGAGATGAATGCCTGGTTCGCTAGGCACGAGGTCGATCGCAGGCCCGGCTGGGATAAGGCTGGCGAGGAGTCGCCTGGATTCGTGGCTCACCTACTGTGGGGTGGCGATCCTGCCAAGAACTTCTCCGCACGCAAGGTCATGCAGATGGAAGCCGAAGCGGCGCGAAGCATCACCGTCAAGGTGAGTGCCGACACGACCGACTTCTTGGGCCAGATCGCATCGCTGAAGGCAGCGTTGCTTCTGACTCCGTTGCACGGCATTCCACCGGGATGATAAGTTACAAGTAGAGATAACGCTCGCGATGGATGTCGCGAGAGCAGTGCGAGTGCCTTGAGGATTCAAGGCTCGGCGTGCTTGCGGGACACATACACCCGCCGGCCGTCGAGCACCATCACATGCACGCCTGGCCGGCTCAATACGGAGCAGGCCAATCATGGCGAGCAACCTCAAGCGACTTCAGGATCGTGCCGCGGCAGTGGCCGCTCGGATGAACGAACTGGCCTCGGTGGCCGAGCGTTCGGAAGACCAGACCTCCGAACTCCGTCGGCTCTCCGACGAGGTCGACACGGTCAAGTCCGACCTGGAGTTCGAGGGCAAGCTCGCTGCGAAGGAGGCTGAACTGCGTGCGGTGGTCGAGAAGGCCGCCCCCGCCGTCGCCTCCCTCGCGGCCCCGGCCGAAGAGCCGAAGAAGGTCGAGATTCGTGCGGTCAACCCGCACTACACGACCCTCCGGGCTTTCAACGACGGCCCCGAGGCTGTCGAGCAGGCATACCGCTGCGGTCGCTGGATTCGGGGCGTGGTGTTCAAGAACTCCGACGACCTCCGGTGGTGCCGCGATCACGGTGTCGAGGCCCGCGCTCTCAACGAGGGAAGCAACTCGGCCGGCGGTGCGCTGGTTCCGGAGGAGTTCGCCAGCCGCGTGATTCGTCTGGTCGAAACCTACGGCACGTTCCCAGGCGTTGCCGAGAACGTCTCGATGTCGCGTGACACGCTCGTGATCCCCAAGCGGCTCACCGGCACCTCGGCCTACTTCATCGGCGAGGGTTCGAGTGTCAGTGAGAGCGAGCCCACCTACGGCAACGTCAACCTGACTGCCAAAAAGCTCGCGGTGGCTTGCCGCATGAGTTCGGAAGTGGTCGAGGACGCCGTAGTGTCCTTGGCCGACGCCTGTGCCCAGGAATTCAGCACTTCGCTGGCCTACACCGTCGACACCTGTGGGTGGATCGGTGACGGAACCTCCCAATACGGTGGCATCCGCGGGCTCGTATCGAAGATCGACAACGGTAGCCACACGGCTTCCGTTCACGGTGCGGCCTCTGGCAACACCGGCTTCGAGACGCTGGACATCGAGGACTTCCTGGGTGCGATGGGCAAGCTGCCCATGTACGCACGGCAGGGCGCGGCCTGGTACGTTTCGCCCGCTGGCTACGCTGCGAGCATCAGCCGTCTGAAGTACGCGGCCGGTGGCAACACCGTCGGCGACATCGGTTCGGCTGCTGGCGACACTTTTTTGGGATATCCAGTCCGGATGGTGCACGTGATGAACAGCACCCTCGGTGCGGACACCAGCAAGATCAAGGTTCTCTTCGGAAACCTGGGCCTGTCCAGCATCTACGCCAAGCGGCGTGACTTCAGCGTTCGTCTCTTCGATCAGGTGTACGCAACCACTGATCAGGTTCTGCTCCAGGGAACCATGCGTTTCGATATCAACCACCACTCCCTCGGCTCGACGAGCGAGGTCGGCCCCGTGGTCGCTCTCAAGTCGGCAGCCTCGTGATCACCAGGAGCAACTAGAACATGATCCATTCTCAGAACCATCGGGTCGTCGGTGACGTCCCTGCGGCTGCCATCGGTGCGACCGCGACCGCCACGCTGACGATCGACACGCTGGGCTATGACCATGCCAGCATCTCGGTGCTTCGTGCGTCCAATGCCAGCACGGTGTTCGCCAACGCGATCAAGATCGAAGAGTCGGACGATAGCACCGCGAGCTACTCCAACGTCACCGCCTTCGTCGGTGGCGGCACGGGTGGCTTCACGATCCCTGGGATCGCGGCGGCTGCGACCGGCTCGGCTTCGATCCTGAAGCTCGACGTCGACACGAAGGCTAAGAAGCGCTACCTGAAGGTGTCTTACACCCCAGGTGCTTCGGCTACCGTGGCGATCGTCGCTCGGCTGGGTCGTGGCGAGGTGTCGCCGGAGACGGCTGCTCAGGCAGGAGTCATCGGTCAGGTTCGAGGCTAATCCCGTTCACTGCGGGACGGCCAGGACGGGCCGACGAAGGCGCAAGGAAGCGCGCCCGCTCCTTACAAGGAGCGTCCCATGTTACTGCGTGTCGGAAACTGTGAGGCAGAGGCGAAGGTCGTGGCTCTTATGAGCACACCTCGCCTCGGCTTCACCGACAACTTCTTCTGCGTCTCGCAGGCGCTGACGCCCCACAAGATTCCGCTGGTGAAACACACCGGCGCCTTCTTCGGGCAGTGTCTCCAGCGGAGCATGGAGAGTGTCATCGATGACTATGACGTCATCCTGACAATCGATTATGACAGCATTTTTACGGCCAGAACCGTCGATGCCCTGATGACCCTCCTGTACTACTCCGGAGTGGACGCGATCGCGGCGCTCCAGCAGAAGCGGGAGAGCAACTCAGTCATGTTCGCTCTGCCTGGCGTCAGTCCCGACGACAAGACGAACGTGGAGGACGACTGGTTTGCGAAGCCCGTGCAGCTCGTCGAAACGGCGCACTTCGGCTGCACGCTGCTCAAGACTTCCGCCCTCAAGAAGGTGAAGAAGCCGTGGTTTCTGGCTCACGCCAACGATGAGGGGATGTTTTCCGGCGGTCACGTTGATGAAGACATTCACTTCTGGAAATCGTGGGCCGCAGCGGGCAACACACTGGGCATGGCGACTCAGATTGCCATCGGCCACGCCGAACTGATGATCACCTGGCCGTCCAGGGAAGACCCATCTGGCAAGGTGCAGCAGCACACGACCGAATACTGGAGCAACCAGAAGCCTCACGAGAAGGCTTGGGGATTCGTAAAATGAAGATACGGGTACTGCGGGCGTTCGCCTGCTACAAGCCGGGGCAGTTGTTCGAGTGGGGCGACGGCGCCGCACGCATCCTGATTGGCCGCGGCCTCATCGCCCAGGTTGACGAGTTGCGGACTGAAACCGCGATGGTCGAAGAGCGGATGGAGCGGGCGGCAATCGACACGAAGCCAAGGAAGAGGCAGAAATGAACATCGGAAGCAGCCTGGTCTACCTGACGCCGCAACAGCCCACGATCGGCCTGACGCCGTATCGAAGCCTTCGTCGCTTCTCTGAGCCCGCCGTCGAGCCGGTCACCCTGGAACAGGCCAAGACGCACTGCCGCGTCGACATCAGCGATGACGATACCTATCTCACTACTCTGATCACGGCCGCGAGAATCTACGTTGAGGACATCCTCGACGTTTCGATGATCACGACCGTCTGGGAAGCCAGGTATGACTGCTTTCCGCTATGGGAACTGACCCTGCCCAGGCCGCCGATGTCACCGGCCGTGGTCACGGTCATCTACCGCGACGAGGGCGGCAGCAACAACACGATCACCAGCGCCGCGGCCTTCCAGGCAGACTCGTACACGACGCCGGGGCGAATCTACCCCCTCTACAACGGCGTCTGGCCGGCGGTTCGAGGCGACGAAAACAGCGTCACGGTCAGGTGGACGGCAGGGTACGGAGCGGCTGGCGCGAACGTCCCGGCCACGCTGAAGCACCTGATTCTTCTCCTCGCGGCCCACTGGTACTCCAGCCGAGAGCCGATTACTGCGGCCAACCTCCAGATTCAGAACATCCCGCACACGTTTGAGACGCTCCTGGCCGCCTCCGGCTGGGGCGGATATCGATGACCCTCACCGCCACGATCCAGGCCAGCATCAACGCGACCAGCACGGCGCAGAGCGGCCTGACGACGGCGGTCGAGAATCATCCCCTGTCGTTTCAGGTTGGTGTAGGCGACTGTTCCGTTGTCTGGAGCGACCGAAGGATTTGCTCGGCCACAGGAGTCAACGACGTCCTCCTAGCCTCCGAGGCTGGAATCAGTGTCCTCAAGTTTCTGATGGTCAGGAACCTGTCGACAACGGCAACCATCGCACTGACGGCTGGCTGGAACGGCACTGACTTCCGGAACTTCATCACAGACACGCTTTCGTGGAACTTCGCCCCGATGGTGAATCTGGGCAACCTCACCCTTCGCGGGTATCCGATCCGGCCGCTGGGCTCGTTCATGCTGTCTTGCCCAAACTCTACGGGGTTCGCGACGTCCACGGGTGGCGAGACTCTCCGCATCGGCGGGCCGGCTAGGACCGAATACGAAATCTACGTCATGGGGAACTGACCGATGCCCTTGAATGCACAAATCTCGCTCTCGATCATCGCCCACGAATCGACGTCTGGAGATATCTCCAGGCAGATGCGAGTCACGCCTGCGATCTACGCGGCCATGCTGACCGACGGGACAGGAGCCAACCAGGCCCAAGTGGTGTGGAGTGCGGCCGACGCAATTCCAGAGGCTGGCGGAATATCGTTCGCCTTCAGTAACCTCGTCGACGACCGCGGGTCTGTCACCATCACGGCACTTAAGCTCATGTACGTTAGGAATCCGGGGACGCAAACATTGCAGTTGTCTCCTACGAGCTGGAGCCAGGGGCCGCTTGGAGGAACTATCACCCTCCCTCCGGGAGCAGCCGTCACCTTAGTGTGCCCAACAGCAGCCGGCTGGCCCACGACGAGCAACAACGCAGAACTCTTGATCGATACGTCAGATCAGGCAACCACCGTCGAAGTCGTCTTCATCGGCGAGGGCACGATCACATGATCTCCGCAGGACCGATGAACGAACGAGTGTCGCTCCTGGCTCCGACGGAGTCACGCAGCCCCACCGGCGAAGCCACCCTGACGTTCGTGACCGACACGACGGTGTGGGCAGAGGTCGAGGGCTTGTCGAGCCGCGACATCTTCCAGGCCCAGCAAGCCGACGTGGTCGCCAGCCATCGAATCCGCATCCGGCACAACCCAAACGTGACCTACCAGTACCGGGTTCTCTGGCGTGGTCGGACGATGGAAGTCGCCAGCATCACCGACCGATACGGCCGAACCATGTCTGAACTCCTGGTCAGGGAGGTGCTCTGATGGCTATCAACCAGGGCCAAGGGGCTCCTCGAAGCGTCGGCGGCGAGACATCGGTCAACAGGACGAATGCCTTCGTCAATATCCAGACGGCCGGCGCCAGGGAACTGGCCCTGGAGCTGGAGCGGGTCGCCGGGGCTATGGCCCTGCCGGGTTTGCTCAAGAAGGCTACGGCGCAGGCGTCGAAGCCGATCTTCGACGACTACAAGGCTCTGGTGTCCAAGCCGTTCGCGGCCGGCAGCGGCGGGGCCACCGGGAACCTCGCCAAGAGCGTAAAGACCAAGTCGGTGGAATACCAGGCCGGAAAGGTCGGCGTCTCGATCACCGGCCCGCAGAGCACGGGCAACCGCGGGGCCGACGAGCGTGACGGCAGTGGGAATCACGCCTGGCTGGTCGAGTTCGGAACGGAGCGCCGCCGCCCCGGAACCCAAGGGCGCAGAACCTACGTCAACGTGCATCAGGCGATCAACGGGAAGATGAAGCGAACGGGGACGATGAACGACGAGGAGTTCGCTCGGAAGGGGCGCGGCTACTACTTCCTGATGGGCTCGGTCAACGAGCCGACCCGCCAGGGCGGCAGCGGGAAGGGCTATTCGCACGACTTCGCCAGCATCAACGGGCGGAAGCAGCACCCGATCACGCTCCAGCCGGGCGAGACGATTGATCCCATGCCGGCCTACTCCCCCATGCAGGACACGATCACGGCGAACTACCGGGACGTCCAGACGGCTCTCTTTGCCGCCCTCCAGGCCCAGATCAACAGGTACATCTGATGCTCGTCTCCCCTGAGAAACACGTCTATCTGAAGCTGATTTCGACGCCTGGAGTGGCCCGGCTGGTGGGGTTCCACGTCTATCCGATCGCCGTGCCGAAGACGGGGGCCAGCCTGCCCTTTATCGTCTACAAGCGGTCGAACATCTCCAGGGAAGCATCCCTAAGCGGCCCGATGTTCATGCCCACCTTGAGCCTTCAGATTGCCGCGTGGGCGTTGTCTTATGACACCGTCCGGACGCTGGCCGATGAGGTGCGGCTGGCCCTGGATGGTCACACCGGCACGCTGGCGAATGCTACAATCGAAGATATGAGGTTGGTATCCGAAACGGATGACTTCCTCGACCCGACGGTGGCTGGGGCTCAGTTGCCTCCGGCCTATGAGGTCAGGCAACTGTACCAAATCATGTGGCAGGAATCTGCTACTTAAGTAACGGCGCAAGGAGGCGCGATACATGGCAACTTCCGCACAGGGACTTACCTTCACGTTCGGCGGGTCGGCAATCACCGTCACATCGGTTCAGGTCAATGACTCGCAAGACCTCCTCGACGAAACCCACCTCGGCGTTGCCCCGAATGCTCGCCGACTCTTCGTCGGCGGTTTCGCAACTGAGCGAGAGGTGCAGATCGACTACATCTCCACGACCATCCTCACGTCCGGAGTGTCCGGAGCCCTGTCGATCGCAGGCCCGTTCTCGATCAGCGGCACCGCGACGATCTCCAGTGCGTCCATCGGCGGCTCTGTGGGTGACTTCGTCCGAGGGTCGGCTACGTTCCGGATGGCTTGACGCCTGCCTGACAGGAGGCGTCTGTGGCTATATCGTCGCATGGAACGACGTTCTCGTTCTTCGCAGATCAAGACTTCATCTCTGGGCGGGTGACCTCGATCTCCATCGAGGAGGCCCAGCCCGAAGTCGTCGACATGACCGATATCGGCGACCCCTTGGGCGGTCGCCGCATCATGGCGACCGGCGACGTTCTCTCGCCGGCCAAGGTCACCATCGAGTTCATACGAACGGCGTCCGACCTGGGGAACTTCCCTCCTGGGTACACGACCGACACGTTCGGGGCAGTGGAAGGAAGCCTTTCCATTTCCTGCTCCTCCTTCGCGATCAACCAGCCCGCCGTCCTGGACAGCGCGTCGACGGACCTAGCTGTCGGCGATGTCATCCGCGGGAAAATGTCATTCACGATCAGCAGAATCACTTAACGATGTCGGCATGAGGCCGCAAGAACCTACAGGAACAGACAATCATGGCCGCCGACCTTCGTAGCCGAATCCTCGCCTCCGACGATATCAAGATCGAGAAGATTTCCATCCCCGAGTGGGGTGGCGACTACTTCGTCAAGATCATCAGCGGCACCGACCGTGACGCATTCGAGGAGTCCTACTCCGAACAGAAGATGAAGGCGTTCCGCGTCCGCTTCCTGGTGCTGTGCCTCTGCGAAGAGAACGGCAATCGGCTCTTCAAGGACGAAGACGCCCCGGAGCTGGGCAAGAAGTCGAGCGTCGTGATCAACCGAGTCTTCGAGTCGGCGTGGAAGATCAACGCCTTCACTCCGGAGGCCGTGGAAGCCTTGGGAAAAGAATGATGACCGACAGACCCGAGCGGAGGTTTTACCTCCGCTTGGCTCTGTGCCTGGGGATGTCGGTCAAGAGGTTGTTGCAGGAGGTCGATAGCGAGGAGATCGCTGAGTGGTATGCGTTCGACCAGCGGTATCCGCTGCCGGATCATTGGGCTCAGACGGCAAGGATGTGTCGGATCATCATGGCCGCCAGCGGAAACTACAAGAAACGAGATATCCCCGACGAAGCGGCATTCATGCCCAGGGCCATTAGGCCAGAGCAGACAGAGGAGCAGATGCTGTCTGAACTGATGAAGCTCCAGAATCCTCAAGGATGAGGCGATGGCTAAGGCATATCTCGGCAAAATCTCCGCGATCGTCACGGCGAATACGTCGGATTTCAACTCCAAGCTGAATGCTTCGGCGAAGGAGGTTCGCACGTTCGCGGCGTCGATGCAATCGACGCTCAACACGGCCTCATCTGCCGCACAAGCGTCCCTACGAGGCATCTACACCGAGTCGCAGAAGGTTTCGCGAGCCCTTCAGGCCGCCGCATCGCAAAGGCTCTCGTTCAAGGGCTTCGACACTAGCTCCTTTGCGTCCCTTTCGCAGGCCGTCGATCAGTTCAAGCGGATTCAGCAGGCGGCGGTCAGCGTCAACGAGCCCCTGAGCGAGGCGGCCAGGACGGTTGAGAGGCTTTCTGCCAGCGTGCAGCTATCGTTCGACCCAGCGATGAAGTCGGCCCAGAAGAGTGCCGAGTACCTGAACGCAGCACTGGCCCGCGGTGGCATCGTCGGAGAGAAGTCGTTTGAGCGCATCCGCCTGAAGGCCGAGCAGGCGGCGCAGGCCGCTGACAGGCTGGCCGAGGCATCACAGATAGCATCATCCGGCCCGCGGGGGACGGAACTGGCGTTCCAAGACCCGCGGCTGAGAGACTCCCTGACGGCGTCGGCTGACCTCCGGAGGCGAGCGCAGAATGCGTCGGCCGGAGTCCTCGGCGACGGCAACGTCGGCAGGCTTGTCCAGCAACTGAGAAACCTTGACGAGGTTGCCGTTCGGACACGGGCCGAGATTGAATCGCAGAAGGTTCTGAACGTCGACACATCGGCTGCCGAGAAGCGACTGCGGGATATCCTTGAGACTTCGAGGAGAACTGGCACCGCACTTGAGGGCGCTCTAAACTCCGAAGCAGTCGAGGCGTCCATAGGCCAGTTCTCAAGGCGTGCCACTCCAGTCGGTAATCTCCTGCTACAGAGGCAAGAAGACGAGCGGCGTCGACGAGACGAGGAGATCGAAGCGTCGGTGGGCCAGTTCTCTCGCCGCGCCACTCCAGTCGGCGATCTTCTTCGGCAGAGACAAGAGGACGAGCAGCGTCGACGCGACGCAGAGATTGAAGCGTCAGTGGGCCAGTTCTCTCGCCGCGCCTCGCCAATCAACCCGCCAGAAAACTTGGAGCGAGAAGCTCGACGCCGCATGGGCGGCGACATCCCAGGCGGCAGCGGCCCGCTCGGCGACCGTCTTGAAACCGGCCGACAGGTCGACAACGTCATCAATCGAGTCGCGGCCCTGCGGCAGCAAATCGATTCGCTGCCTGACTCAGTCCGATCTCAGTTTATTCCTGCCCTTCAGCGAGCGACTGACGAGGCTGCGGCGATTGGTAGCAGAGGCTTCGGAGCCACGGCAGCACAAATCCGCAACGCGGCCAATGAGGCCAGGCGGCTTGAGCAGGGAGTTGCCAGGGCGCAAAGAGGCCAGAGCTTCAGCGATCAGTTCGGCGGCCAGGGCCGTCGCGGCCTAGAGTTCGGTCTTCAGGAGCAGAGCCTGCGGGGATACACGGCCCAGCTTCAAGTCCTCCAGCAGACGCTATCGGGGCTTTCGACGACTGCTCGCGGGCCGGCGACCGGCGCTTTCGACCGACTCCGTACTGCCATCTCCCAGGCAGCCGCAGACGGCACTCTTGACCTTCGAGCCACCCGCCGAGAGATCGAGCGACTCACGCAAGAGGCCGTAGAAGCCTCTGCGGGGGTGGCTGGGATTAACGCGGCAGGGTTGGGGCGAAGACTTCAGCGTGCCGGCGACGTCGGCCGCGGATCATTCGGGAACCTTGGCCTGGGCATTCAGCAGGCCGTCTTCGCCTTCGATGACTTCTTCTCCGTCACGGGCGGGCTCGACCAGCGGATCAGGGCGGCAGGGAATAACATCTCTCAGCTCGGCTTCGTCCTCGGCGGAACAAAGGGGCTCATACTGGGCGTGGCGGCCTCGCTCACTGCGCAGTTGATCGTCGCGTACATCAAGTGGCAGAACGCCGGCGTGGGCGTCGAAGACCGCTTGAAAGCGCTCAACGACGCTCTCTCTAAGCAGAAGTCTCTCGTCGAAGACCTCGCCAATGCCTTCAAGTCGGTTGCCGACGAGATCGCCCGCATCGGCTTCTCAAAGCCAGGGGCCGACGCGGCTCAGTTCCAGCGACAGCTTGATGACATCCGGAAGAAGCAGAAGGAGTTCAATCAGGAAAGAGCCGCGGAAGTAAATCCTGAAGTCCAGGCAGAGCGGGGGATCATCGCCGCAAGGGAGGCGCAGCTCGCGAAGACGGAAGACCCCGGCGAACGGATCAGGCTGGGTCTTGATATCCGCGACGCGCGGGCGCGAGAGCAGGCGGCCCTGAACAGGCAGAACGCTAGGCCAGGAATCTCTGCGAAAGAGGCCGCCATCCGCTCTAAAAGAGCAAATCTGGCAGTCAAAGAGGCAATGATCAGGGAGAATGTAGCTGAACGTGCAGTTCGCCAGGGGGAACAGGGAAATCCGCAGGGGGGCAACGTCGAGATCGAGGCCGCTCGCAGGAGAACTCAAAAGGAGATCGATGGCCTGAATGCGGGGACGCGGACGCCGAAGGACAACTTGGCCGAAGTGATTCGCACAAACATTGACTTGCTAAATCAACAAATCAAAGACAACTCTAATGTATTTGGCAGTGGAGGAACGGCGAATGACGAGAGGCGCAGGCAAATTGTCGCGCTCACAGACACGCTCATCCTCTTTGAGCAAGGCGTCGTTGATTCCGCCAATCGCCTGGAAGTCGAAACCGCCAGCGCTGCCATCGGCGCAGCCAAGCAGATCGGGCTCGCCCAGGCCAAGGTAGCCGACGCCATCGAGGCAGGCGTTCCTGGAGCCGTCGGCCTCCAGGTGCAGCTTGACGGCCTGACGCAGCAACTCTTCGACGCCCAGAGCGAACTTGCCGCCGCCCAGGCTAGGGCAAGAAAGGATGGCCCTGGAGCAGACCTCGGCGCGGCTACGAAGGCCCGCGACGAAGTGGCTAAAATCCAGGATGCCATCAATCAACGAGACGGCGAGATCAAGGCCATCGAGGCATCGCGTCGAGCCCTTGAGCTATTCGCCACGGCGTTTGAGAAGGTCAGGCAGGAGGCCGAGAGCAACCTCCAGGCGGCCGAGAGCGCTCGCGACCAGGCACGCGTAGATGACCTTGAGCAGGGGACGGCCGAATCGTTTCTAAGACGAGATCAAGCCCAGCAAGACTT